ACATAAGCAAGAAGTATCCCTCTGGGAACCACCCACCACATGATTGATGAAGAACTCTGGCCTCCAATAGATGAGGTTCTTATCAGGAAACTAGAAGAGATCTACCCTGATAAATGTCCATCAATAGATGCACATGACCGAGAGATATGGAGATACGGTGGGCAGGTTGAATTGGTAAGGATGTTGCGATCTGTATATAATGAGCAGAACAATGTCGAATGATAATGGCAACAGCAAATCCTTTCGCTATTGACTGGGATTCTCTAGGAGGATACGCAAGTGAAGCCGAGTGGATTGCTGATATACAGAAGCAAGAAGCAATAGCTAAAAACGAAAGAGATCGAGCAGCAGCAATAAAACGCCAGCAACAATTGCAATCTATAGCAGACAGCCAGCTAGGTAGAGCAGGAGGATCGGATTTTTTACAGTGGTCAGGTGATCGTCTTGATGCAGCATTAGAGTCAGGACTAACAGAAGAGGAGGCTATACAACACGTAACAAAAGAAGTTAGCGGCACATCGGAAGCTAGAAATTACGCAAGAAATGCACCTGATTACTGGACTGACCCTGAAAATATTTACACACCAGGAACAAGACCTGATGACTGGGCTACTCAACTAGATACTAACTTTTTAGATTCAAGGCTAGATAATCTGAATCAACTTTATGGTCAAGAGCTAGGAACTTTTACAGGTCAGGCAGGTAGTGAGTGGTGGGGATGGCAAGAGCGAAATGATATTGCTTATCACATGAGTGAGGCGGGAGGTAATAAAAATTTTCAGGAGGCTGAAGCATTAGCCCGTGACACTGCCCTTAAGAATATAAATGCCACATACGGGGGAACTGCTTTTGACATGTATGGTTCTTCTGGATATGGAACAGCTATAGATATTAATTACAGCACAGATCCGACAACTGGTTTACAAATTATTCAACCTGCTTTTCTTAACATAGACGAAGGTGCTCTTGGAACTACGACTGGTCATCAAGGAGAAGAGTGGACTCGTGTAGCAGACCCCACAGCAATAGGTGGATACAGAGAAATTGCAAACACTCCTGCCGCAGAATATATAGCAGAAAATTCTTTTGACCAGTTGGGTCGAAATCCTTTCAACCCGTACGGAACAGGAGGTGATCTTCCAGAAGGTTTTATAAATGTAGATGCTTCTCGGTTTGGTCTTGGACCAGGAGATAATGACAAGCTAACTCAAAGCCAATGGGTAGAGAATCCAGCTAACGCAGCAGCAGTAGCAGCTAATGATTTCTCAAGTTTGAACAAAGGATTTAGTGTCGATCCCCTTACTAATGAATTAATTAAAGATCCAGATGTAAATGCAAATCCTAATTACAACCCAAACCTGCCATCTGGCCCAGGCAACTGGGCAATTCTTAATTCATACCTACAATCTACCGTTGGCCCAGGACAGACTAGTCCTTTCGGTCACAGAGGAATTCCAGCAGATCATTACAATCAGTTTATGATTGATCAAGGGAGGCCAGAAGTTACAGCAGATACTTTCCAACCTGTTCAGTATGTAGGGCCAGGTGGTAGCGGTGGCAATAAAGTAATACTTGCTCAACCACCTCAAAGAAGTAAGACAGCAAAGCAACAACAAGTCGTAGAAAAAGTAAGACCTGTAGCACAAGGGACAGGAGCTAAGACTTATCAGAAATCAATACCTCAAAGTTCAGTAAGTCAACTTGGTATTGTTACTGGAGACAAGAAACGCAAATCAAGCTAATCATTTGATTAACAGGTATTATTAGGTATCTGAAGTTTTTGTTATGTGTGGTAGTAGAGGAGGTGGCTCTAACGAGGACGCTAAAAGAGAAGCAGAAGAACGTCATCAAGAGAATCTTGCTTTACAAAGAGAGCAGATGGCAGAACAGAAGCGACAGTTTGAAATAACTAGAGCAGATAATCAACGTAGATATAAAGAACAAAAGAAAACAGCAGAAGCTGCACCACCACCAAAGCCTGAGAAGACAGCAGCAGTAGCAGCACCTGCTATTGATTCTTTACAAATCAAAAGAACTGGCAGACAAAAATATGTGAACCCACCATCAAAGAAAGATACAAGAAGTAAGAAACCTAAGACTTCTTTTAACGCCAAGAACACTTACATGGTTTAGCTATGGACTTAAGCATTGACCCTATTGATCTAGTTCCAGGTAAAGGAGCTAAAGATAAAGAGAAAGGTACTACCCTTGCTGCTAGGTACGACCAACTAAAAACTAATCGTGATCCTTTCCTTCAAAGAGCTAGAGATTGTGCAAAGGTAACTAACCCTGCTTCCTGCCCTGACTCCAATATGGGAGATCATGGAAAACTTAAGACACCTTGGCAATCAACAGGTGCAATGGGTGTTAGTAACTTACAAAACAAATTAAACCTAACCCTCTTTCCTCCTAACACTCCCTTCTTTAAGCTAGAGATTGACAGCCTTGCATTAAGAATAGAAGAGCAAGGACCAGAGATTAAGACAGAACTCGACACAGCTTTAGTCAAGGTAGAGCAAGCTGTGATGACTGAGCTAGAAACTATGAGTGCAAGAGCATCACTCGCTCAAGCATTTCAACAGTTAATAGTCACAGGTAATGTCCTTCTCTATGTACAAGAAGACAGAATCAGGACTATACATTTACAAAATTATTGTGTCGTTCGTGATCCAATGGATCATGTAACTGAGATCTTAGTAGAAGAAGAAGTTTATCCTGAAGCATTGCCAGACGGATTCTTCCCTGATCAGGAGAAAGAAGATGAAAAGCTAGGCCCAGTCAAGAAGACAGTAAAGATACATACATGTGTTAAGACTGAGAACGGTATCACTCGCTGGTATCAGGAATGTAAAGGCAAAGAGATTCCTAATACATATGGCATGTGTCCAATGGATGTAAGTCCTTGGATCATATTGAGGTACGAGCGATTATTTAGTGGAGAAGAGTACGGAAGAAGTCACGTTGAAAAGTACTATGGCGACTTGACTGCACTTGAATCTTTATATCAAGCGTCCATCGAAGCAGCAGCAGCAGCATCTAAAGTTCTGTTCCTTGTAAATCCTAATGGAACTACTAGGCCACGTACTCTCAGTACGGCGGCAAATGGGGCCATTGTGCAAGGGAACGCTGCTGATGTAACTGTCGTTCAAGCCCAGAAGCAGGCCGATCTACAAATAACAATGAGTATGATCGAGCGTATAGAGCAGAGACTTGAGTTTGCTTTTCTACTTAACCAAGCAGTTCAACGACCAGGAGAAAGAGTTACAGCAGAAGAAATAAGATACATGGCACAAAGTCTTGAACAAACTATCGGAGCTTTCTACTCAATACTTACTCAAGAACTACAGCTACCACTGGTACGCAGGTTGATTTACATGTTACAAAAGAAAGGCAAACTACCTGAGTTCCCTAATAGCCAAGAGACAGGTGAACCCTTAGTACAACCAAGAGCAGTAACAGGTCTTGAAGGTATAGGTAGAGGTGATGATATGAATAAGTTAACTGAGTTCTTGTCTGTTACTCAGCAGGTACTAGGCCCAGAGATAGCACAACAGTATGTAAATTACGAAGAAGCACTGCGAAGATTGGCAGCTAGTGCTTCAATAGATACGACAAACTTAGTCAAAACAAGTCAGCAACTACAGCAAGAAGCTGCTGCTGCACAAGCACAGGCTCAACAGCAACAGCAAGAGATGCAGATGATGGAAGCAATGAAGTCGTCAGCTATGGCTAAAGTTGCAGATAACTACACTAAACCAGGTTCACCTTATGGCCCCCAGTTCTCAGGAAACTCCGAAGACGGAGCAGCAGGAAGCATCCCTAACACCGTCCCCGATCTCGGGGCAGCAGCCCAAGGACTCCCCAGTGGCCCAGTCCAAGAAAGAGGAGAAGTCTAGAGAGTTAGCTCCTGTTAAAGAAGATAAGACAGTTGCTAAAAAGAAGAAAGATAAAGAGCCGCAAGTTACTAGAGACGGACGGCACATCACTATCAAATAACAACCTTTTACCCATCACACCCAATGCCAGAAGCAATTACTATTTCCGAACCAGAGACAGGTGCATTATCTCCTGAACAGGAGACAGCAACTAAAGATGAAGCACTTGTTACTGAAGCTCAAGGACAAGAACCAGTTAAATTTGCTGGTAAGTATGACTCGGTACAAGACCTAGAGAAAGGTTACGAAGAACTTCAGAAGAAGTTAGGCAGTCAAGAAGAAGGCGACAAGCCAGAAGCATCTGAGTCGAAGGAAGAAGAAGCAGCACCTGCCAACGCTTCAGAAATTTATGGTGAGTACATAGGTAGTCGCCTTGATGAAGCTGGTGTCGATTACCAAGGGATGAATACTAAATGGCAAGAGACAGGCAAGCTAGAAGATGACGACTACAAAGCATTAGAAGGTGCTGGCTTTAGTAAAGATATGGTCGAAGCATACCTAGATGGTGTGCAGTACAGAGCAGAACAAGACTCACAACTTGCAGCTAAAGAAGTAGCAGCAATTAAGAATGAGTTCGGAGGCGAGCAGGTCTACACTGAAATGATTCAATGGGCTGCTGGTAACTTAGATAAGGGAGAGATTGATGCGTTCAACTCCATGCTTAAAACCAGTAACCCACATCAAATAAGGATTGCTGTCGCTGGTATTCAAGCTGCATACATGAACAATGCACCAAGAGAACCAAAGCTTGTTGGAGGTAGAGCACCTAAAGCAGATACCACTAAGTTTAAGTCAACTGCACAGGTAGTAGCTGCTATGAATGACGAACGATATGCAACTGATCCAGCGTATAGACAAGAGATACAAGAAAAACTTAGTCGCTCAAACGTAATGTAAGGGGTATTATATAAACAACCTAAACATTCTCGTATAAACAACGGCCCCTTGCGAGGGATACCCTGCGTTGAACAGATAGTGAAGGGCAACCTTTCTTTTGTTTTTCCGTGGCTAACTTTACTAGCTCACGGCTAGGTCTTGTAAACAATACAGGCTCTAGCTATGACGCTTTATTTCTTAAGACCTTTAGTGGTGAAGTACTAAGTGCTTTCCGCAAGGCAACCGTGTTCGAGTCGTTACACACCGTACGCACGATATCATCTGGTAAGTCTGCTCAGTTCCCTATTATTGGATTAAGCAGCACAGCCTACCATACACCTGGTACACAGCTTACAGGTAATGCTATCAAGCACGCTGAAGCTGTTATCAACATCGATGACAAGCTCGTATCAAACGTATTCGTGGCTGACATTGATGAAGCTAAGAACCATTACGACGTGAGGTCTCAGTATACAACTGAGATGGGTAACGCATTAGCGTACACATTTGACCAGAACGTAGCAGCTACTATCTGCCAAGCAGCAAGAACAGCTACTAACTTCAACACTGACCTACCTGGTGGTACTCGTATCAAGATTGTTGCTACTAGTAAAGCAGCTATCACAGGAGCACAGCTAGTCAGTGCTATGTGGTCAGCAGCCGAGCAGATGGATATAGATAATATTCCAGAGGACGGGAGATACTTAGCTCTTGGCCCAACCGAATATTATAAAATCGCCCAAACAACAGACGTACTCAACAGAGACTGGGGTGGCTCTGGAGCATACGCAGATGGAACAGTCTTAAAGGTAGCTGGTATCAGCATCGTTAAGTCTAACCACTTGCCAACTACAAACCGTTCTCAAGTAACTGGTGAGAACAACACATACCATGCTGACTACACAGACAGCGTTGGACTTGTGTTTAACAAGCAAGCTGTTGGTACTGTCAAGTTAATGGACTTGAAGATGGAGCAAACAGGATCAGATGTACATGCTTTATGGCAGGGTACATTCATGGTTGGCTCTATGGCTCATGGTACGGGTGTACTACGTCCAGACTGTGCTGTCGAGATATACACAGCAACCAGCTAATTACTATGGGGGCTATATGCCCCCTCTTTTCTTATGGGCCTTAATCTAACTACCGAACTAGAAGCAGTTAATAAAGTACTGCGAATGATGGGTGAAGCACCTGTCAATAGTCTTGAAGGTCAGTTCGGTTTAGCAAGACAAGCTAATGACACACTTAACGAAGTTAGTAGAACAATTCAAGCTGAAGGCTGGTCGTTTAATACTGACTACGAAAGAACTCTGACTAGAGATTCATCAAAAGAAATTAATTTAAGTTCAGATATAAGCAGAGTAAAGATTGATCCTTATGAGTATCCAGATCTTGAAGTCGTACAAAGAGGATCAAAGCTATACGACAGACGTAACAATACTTCTCTCTTTGATGAAGACTTAACAGCAGATGTAACTTATATCCTTGATTGGACTGACCTTCCTGAACATGCTCGTCAGTACATGATGGTTAAAGCAGGTCGCACACTACAAGAACAGATACTAGGTAGTACAGAATTAACACAAATAAATCTAACAATGGAAGCAGAAGCTAAAGCACAATTCTTAGAAGAAGAAACTAATGCAGGTGATCACAATATGATTAGAGGTAATCCTAATCACACAGGAGTATTCCAGACTTATCAACCAAGTCGTACTGTTCTTAGATAGTCATGCCTTTAATTAGTTCTTCTATACCTAACCTCATTAATGGAGTTAGCCAACAACCTCCTGCGTTGAGATTGGCATCACAGGCAGAGCAAGTTATCAACTGTATGCCTAGCCCTGTAGAAGGATTAAAGAAAAGACCACCGATGTACCACCTGGCGAAACTCTTCTCAGGTAGTGCAGGAACTAATAGACCTTTTGTTCACTTAGTAGAAAGAGATGGAAGTATTCAATACATCATTATTATTCAAGATCAAAATATAAAGGTATGTGATTTACAAGGAAACATTGCAACCGTAAGCACACCCGATGGTCTTACTTATCTAGATGTAGATGGTAAACCTTCTGAACAATTCAGAGTTGCTTCTTTAGCTGACTATACATTCATTACAAATAGAGAACAGAAAGTTGCAATGGCAACTACTACCTCACCTGCACACATGCAAGGAGGTGGAACAGCAGCAGCGACACAAGCAATGGTGTTTATTAAAGGAGCAAATTACGATACTGATTACAGCGTTACATTAAACGGAACAACTAAAACATATAGAACATACCCAGCGGGAGGGAAAGAGATACCAGCGACATATTCTCAAGCAGATAATTCTACCAATATTACAGTTACAGCAGTTAATCATCCTGTCGTTTCTGGAGACGAAATTGATATTTCTTTTGTCTCATCTCCTAGTGCAGCAGCAGGAACTTATACAGTTTCGGGAGTTACTTCAACTACTATTACATTACAAGATGTACCAACGAACGGATCTGGTAGTCCCTATGTTGGCAACTGTGTAATCACAGCAAAGCAAGAACTTTCTACTATTGATATAGCAGATAAATTAGCATCGAAGTTAGATAAGAATACCCCAGGAGGAGTTTCAGGTTTCACTGTTACTAACGATGACTACATTATTAAAATTGTTAAAGACGATGGAAGCCCATTCACCTTATCAAGTAAAGATTCAAAGACAGGAGAAGATACAAAAACAATACAATCTACTGTCGATGATTTGAATGATTTACCAGTCAAAGGATACCAAGGCTTTATTGTTAAATTGCAGGGTTCAAGAGCAACTCTTTATGATGACTATTACGTTAAATTTACACTAAACAAAACAAGTCCAAGTGTCGGTGAATACGGAGATGGGGTATGGAAAGAAACAGTTGCACCTGGTATTGCTTTTGAGTTCGATGCAACAACAATGCCACATGTATTAGTTAGAGAAACCAATGGCACTTATACATTTAAGAAACATACATGGTCTGGTCGTCTTGCAGGCGACACGCTTACAGCACCTAACCCTACATTTGTAGATGATTACATTCAAAATATAAATTTATTTAGAAATAGATTAGTATTTCTTTCTAATGAAAACGTAGTCCTATCTGCTGCTGATGCACAAGATAGGTTCTGGCCTGAGACTGTACAAACTATTATTGATAGTGACCCTGTTGATCTAGCAACAGGTGGTACATCTATTAACTTATTAACATCTAGTATCTCTTTTGCTAACACACTTCTTCTATTTAGTAGACACTCTCAATTTAGATTAGATGCAGGCTTAAATGTAGGTTCTACTCTTACTCCTAAGACAGCAACAATCACACAGATAACTTCCTATGACATGGTTGAATCTGTCGATCCTATTGCAGTAGGTCGTAACACATATTTCGCTACACCGAAAGGTAACTTTAGTGGGTTAAGAGAGTTCTTCTTGCCTGACTCTAGTGGTTCAGTACCTTTGTCTGAAGATGTTACTTCAAGTATTCCAAGGTTTATTGATGACAATCTTTGCACATTAATCTCTGCTGTTGCAGAAGAATCAATTGTAATGATTAGTGCTGATGAACCTAAAAGGATTTACATCTATAAATTCTTCTTTGAAGAAGATACAAAGTTGCAATCAGCATGGTCTTACTGGGAAATAAAAGGCGACAATAGAAAGATTGTTGGTGGTGCTGTTCAAGGAAGTGACTTGTATGTTCTTATTGAATATTCAGATGGAGTTTATTTAGAGAAAGTATCTTTAAGACCAGAACAAATAGATGCAGGTACAGAGATAGAAATACTGCTAGATAGAAAGACAATTGAACCAGCAGCAAGCGAATTAGCATTAAACAATGCAGGAGCGTTAGGGGTTGAAACTGTTATTACTCTTCCTTATCCAGCAGAGCTTAATGATGATGTCGTAGTGGTAGGTCGATTTGAAGAAGGCAATACAATCATTCGACATGGACAAGTAATAGAAGGAACTATTACCAATCATTCAGGAGTTAGAAAACTTACAGTACCTGGCGACCTAAAGACAGTAGTAGGAGGTAAAACACCACGTTTCTTTATTGGTAACAGGTATGAGATGACCTATGAGTTCAGTACTCCATATATAAAAGAACAGCCGCAAGGTGGTGGTGTCGCATTAGCAGCAGGACCAAAGCTACAGATGAGAACATGGACTGTAATCTTTGATGAGTCGTCAGCTTTTGAATTAAAAGTTACCCCTGCAAGTAGAGACACAAACACTTATCCATATAACGGAGTCATCGTTGGTGAAGCTCCTCCACTTATCGGAGATCCTTCAGTTCTTACAGGATCTTTCCGTGTTCCTGTGATGGCAAGCAATATAGATACTAAGATAGTAATTAGTAGTACGAGTCCATTACCTTGTCGATTCCAATCAGC